TCCGAATCCCCCACCCGGGAATTTTTCAGAATCAAAAAACCAGAACCCTTGCGGATTCTGGAGTCTGAGATCAGTGCTCGTAGACGGGGCACGCATCGTGACGAGGATTCTTGCAGTTGGCGCGCGCCATGCGGCAGAGCTTCGCGTTCTGCTCCTGGTCCTTCTTGACGCTGTTGAGGATAGCGCTAGAAGTGGCTTTGACAGTAACGGGGAAGGCAACGGCGAAGGCAGCGCAACCAAGAACGGTGGTGAACATGATGGTTCCTTTCGTTGAGGTAATGGGGTCTCATTATAGCCCTTGTAGCCCTTGCGAAAAACCTAGAACCCTTGTGGGGTCCTAGGTCTTGATTCTCAGATGCGGATCTTGGCGACGAATCCGAGAGCCTTCGAGGCGACCGGGAATATCTGCTCGGCCTTCAGGATGGCGACGATTCCGACGAATGAGCCCACAGCACCCACCACAGCATCCGGACTGGGGCAGAAACGGCGCCGTTTGGCGTCCTGAATCTGCTCCAGGTCCTTGATGTTGCGGAGAGCGTGCGTGTAGGCCTCACTGTCGGGATCCATGCCGTCGATGAAGGAGTAAGCGTCATCCAGGGCGGTCTTGGCGTTCGGCTTGTTGTCGGACATGGTGTTCCTTTCAAATGGGGGTATCATTATGATCCATGTCTGATCCGCGTCTCAGGCGACCTCTGACACCTTGAGGGTGGCGGTGTCCTTCTTGGTCATGTCCTCAGCGGGAGTCTCGAGGGCGGCGTAGACCTCCTGGTTCTTGTGGTCCACATGGAGGACGCCGTCGACCTTGGGCTCGTAGTTCTTCGACGCCAGACCCAGCAGAGCGCCCAGGAAGGTGTCGACGGCGGTGATGGTGCCGACGACGGCCTCAGTGTGAGGGAACCCCCACAGGCTCGCCAATGCCAGATACAGGGTGGCGAGGGCAGGCAGCAGGATCTGGGCAATCCACTTCAGGGTGTTGTAGGTCTGATTCGACAGAGACAAAACGCTTGTCCTTCCTTCTGGTGTCCGGGAAATGGATGGGAAGCCTGTTCACGGCGTCCATGACCTTCTCGGCGGTCCCGTTTCCGCCGAAGGTGTGATAGGGCTGGTACAGATACTTCTGCAAGTCCTCAAACTCGTCGATCGTGATGTAGCCCCGGGACAGATATGCCGTCCCCATGGCCACGATCTGATTGTGGGCCAGACCGAGCATCAGCTGAATCTTGGCGTCATGTCGCTCGGATCTCTTCTGGAGATATGCCCAGATCCCACTACTCGTGAGAACCGAGCCGAAAATGGTGATCACGAGCTCCAGCATGGGTTGCATTCAGCCTCCGATGGACATGAGCGGGCGAACGCCGTACTTGCTGGTCCAGTCCGCCCATGAGACATGCCGCTGGTCGCCGTAATACAGGGCGAAGCGGTTCTTTGCGACCTGATCCCTGAGCCAGAACGACTCGCCCGAGAAGGGGATCGGGTTGCCCAGACGGAAATAGCTGAGCTGACGAGCTATTGGCGCCACGTTGTTCTCCCCGCCGTTGACACGGACGTGAACGAAGTTGGAGCCGAACATCTCGAACTCCGACGGGATGGTGACCTTGGGGTACTCCCAACTCCAGCTCTTCTCGGTCAGCTCCCAGGAATTATCCGTGTTCTCGAACTCATGCGGCTCGAACACCGGGAAGGTCTTGAAGTCCGAGATATCGAACGCCTGAAGGGCGGAGGCGAAGCGCACCATGCCCTCGGCATAGTCTCGGCGCATCTTGGAGCCGTTCCACCCCTTGTTGCACCAACCGGCCTCGCCGATGTTGTCGATTCCCAGATTCCGGTCGCTCATGATCGTGATCCGGTGCTGGTTCGTCCCGCTGGGGTGATCCAGATATCGGTCGAAGTCGACGATGATCCACCGGCAGGTGTTATCGTTGAACTGCCAGTAGTCGCCCAGCCACATCCCATCGAATGTCCCGTTCCTGATGGCCATCTTCTGGGCGGCCGTGATGGTCTTGCCGAGGTTGTTGCCCCGGGTGATGACCTTCTTCAGATTCGGGTCGTTGTTGAAGGCGTTCAGGAAATCGAACTTGTTGTTCAGAGTGATCTGCTTGGGTTGCATGACACTCTGAGCCCACTGGGCGTTCTCGGAACCCGCCTTGCCTCGCAGATCGATAATCTCGAAGGCGGATGCGTCCTGGGCCCCCCTTGGAACACGTACAGCGGCGATGAGAACTTCGTAGTTGTCCGCTGTCTGGATCGGCTGCGGAATTCCCTCGTTCGGATTCCCCTGGAGAGCCCGAATGCCAGCGACGCGAACATCCCTGGTGTTGTTGACCCGGATGTATATGGCGTCGTAGCGATCGCCATCGGTACTACCAGGGTTGAGGTTGTAGTACCGCTCCGCGTCGTTCTCGAGCCAGTGCCCCTTGAGCCAGGCGCGACCGGACTGGATGATGATGGTCCGCCCGTTGCCTTTGACGACCTGGTAGGCCCGCCCCCAGTTCTGGAAGATGCCGTCGGAAATGACCCCGTCGAACATTCGGCCGAAGTCGTCCGCGGAGTACTTCCGGTCCCCGTTGATGGAGACGAAGAATCCTGATCTCTCTGTCATGTGATGTTCAACCCCGGTTTCGACTTCTGAATATCAGACAAGGACTGGAACGTCGGATAGAAGACGTCCCCCTCCGAGTCCGAGGATGTACGGATGTACTCGGTCACCCGAGCGATGTCCTGCTGCCCGAACTCATTCTGGATCTGCACGAAATCACCCAGGAAGAAGTCCTCGTTGTAGACGTACATGGACTGCTGAGCGGCCTCACCCGAGAACATCTCGATCGGCATGTGCTTCCACAGCTCGGTATTGCACTGCTCGTGGATCTGGCGATGAATCGAGTTGGGGTCGTTCGGCTGAACTCCTTTATTGCCGAGCGAATCGTGCATCATGCCGTTAGTCTGCTCAACCGAAGGACTCTGCAAGTAACCCTCTCGGAGCCCGAGACCGTTGGTCCCGACCTGAATCGACTCGTTCTGCATGGTGTTGTTCGCGCTGCTGTCGAGGTATTCGCCCTTGCGGGTGAGTTCATATGGAACCTCGAATTTGACCGCTCCCGAGAAGATCTTGGTGCGAGTTCCTACCTTGGACTTGAAGTACGTGGCCTTGGACAGGTTGTCGTACTCGGGCGAGAACACCACCGCGGGGCGCTCCCCCTGACCGAATGTGCGGTTGACACCGTTGTATGTGTAGCCGTACCAGTAATATGGATCCTCGCCGTCGTACTCGATCGCCCAGCCGGACATCGTAAGGTCCGTCAATTCCTGAACGATCTTGTACCAGGATCCCTCCATACTATAGGGATCCTTATCGTAGTCGGGATAACTACCCCACCCAACGGCATTGTCAGGAACCATCGGGCGAACCTTGTTAGCCGCGCTGACTTGAATATCCCCGATATCCATTGAGGATACTGGTCGCCCTTTGCGGATACTCTCGGGGAGTTCATCCACTGCGTACCAACCGTACGCTTTTACGTGCCTCGCATGATTCGCATCCAAGGAATCCCTCTGCTTGAACAGCAGATTGCTGTAGTGCTTGATGACGTCCTTGACCTTACCCCGAGTCCTCTCCTGTTTGCATAGAAGCGTTCCGTCCCAGATGGGATACGGGTGCATGACCCGCCTGTCCAATATGGACTCAAGACTGCGGCCGCTGACTGTCAGCAAGGACTCCTTGCCGTACTCCGTGTTGAGCTCGACCTGCTCGATGATCATGAGCTTGTTCGTGCCCTTGGTGTACAGGTAGAAATCCAGCTGGTAGGTCCTCAGGTTCTCCAGGGTTCCGGGGACCACGAGCTTGAAGTCCCCGAATCCGTGGAATCGCTCAGTCCAGACTACGGACTTGTAGTCCTCGCAGATATGCTGGATGATCATGGACTCATCCAGTACAGCAAGATACATGTCACACCCCCTGGTAGAGAACGTCGGTTGAGAAGTATATGTCGGTCAGCGTCGGATCATTCATGGCGATCTGGAACTCGTTCACGCCGGGCCTTAACTTGAGCCAGTCCGAGTTCCGATCCAGTGCTGCCAGGAACTTGTCCTTGCGGTCCCCTCTGGTCCGGATGATGTACTTGGAGCCCACTCGCGAATTGACGGTGACGACGTCGCCGCCGACGATCGGGTCGACCTTGTAGTACGTCTTGTCGAGAAATGCCCCGGTGAGCTTGAAGGTGTCCCTGGAGAATGTCTCGGTGACCGTGATCGGAAGCTTGGCCCCTGGGCGGAACCGGAATATCATGGTGAATCCGGTCTCCACCTCGCCCTTGTAGTCGATGACCGCGGACAGGACTCCACGATCCTTGGCGAACTCGAGCGAGGGGGAGGGCTCATCCATGAAATCGAACTCGAAAGTCCCGATGTCCCGCTTCCACTCGAGGTTCTGGTTAACCATCGTGTCGGCATCATGCCAGTAGGCGTCCGGGCACAATATGCTGACGTTGATCTCCTCGTCCTTGGAGAAGATATCCGCCTCGACCGACTCGACGTACCCCTCGGTCCTGACCCTGCGCTTGTCCGTATTGACGTACACTGACATGGGCTGCTTGATCTGGAACCAGGAGTAGATGCGCTGACGGGTCGTCTCGATGTCGGGATATGGCAACGGCGCGAGTTTGATCTTGAGGTTCCTCATTCCCGCCCTCGCGCCGTTGAAGATCGCCACATCGGTCAGAGCCAGTTCCGTGGTGTTGATCGAGGCCTTCGTTGCCGACAGACCGTCGACGGATTTTACCGCGACGCCCTCGATCCACGGGTTCGTGAGCGAGAGCACGATCCTGTGCTGACGATATGTCAGGAACTCTATGGACTCGATCATAAGTCGTACATGGCTCCTCTGAACTGTTCGATCTGATTGTGCGTCTGCCTGTAGATCTCTGTCTCGGACAGAGCCTTAGGAGACGTGTTGTACTGGTTGAACACGACGTTGCTGCCGTTGTTCACAGTCTCGTTCACAGTCTCGCCGACGCGGGACTGAGCGCCCTGAACGGCCCTGCCTGCGAGCTGGGTCGTCATGTTGGCCGACAGGTTCTCCTGAATATCGTCCTGCGGCAGAAGCTCCTGGATCTTGCTGGCCTGCTCCTCCACTTGCGAGAGGTCCAGAACCGGCTTGATCGTCGGGTTCATATCGCCGCCGAACGTGTCGTTCCAGATATCCTTCGTGTTACCGAAGCCCTTGGCGAGCGCGTCGACGGTGTCGTGAGCCATCGTGGAGGCCGCGTCGATCCCCTGCTCGGTATTCTCCGAGATACCGTTGGTCAGACCCTGCATCAGGAACTCACCGATCTCGAACATGACACGAGAAGGAGAATGAATCCCGAATACCTGCTTGGTCGTGTTGACGATGCTGGTACCGAAGTTGCGAATCGTCTGCTTGACCTCTTCGATCTTGCCTTTGATCGCGTTCTTCAGACCCTCGACGAGCCTGTGACCAGCATTCCTCATCCCGGAGACGCCCGTGGATACTAGCTGCTTGATACCGTTGACGATACCATTCCGGATCGCCGTGATGAGTCGGATACCGGCATCCATCAAGGCGCCCGAGTTGTTCTCAATAGCATCGGCGAGTCCGTTGACGAATTTGATGATCGTCTCGAACGCCGCCTGGGTGATTCTCGGCATGTTGTCGCCGAGGCTCTGAAGGAATGCCACAATACAGTCGGTCGCCTTGGTCCCGATCTCGGGGATCTTGTATGACAGACCCTCGAGGAAGGACGTGAGAAGGTCGGAACCCCTCTCGACCAGCGTCGGCATGTTCTGAATAAGAGCATCCGACAACGTTATGATCAGGAATATGGCGCAGTCGATGATCTCCTGAGCGCAGTCGTAGACCACCTGGATGATCGCGTGGATGATGGTGATCATGAGCTCGACGAACGTTGGAATGGACTCGATCATCGCCTGGGCCGCGGACGTCAGGACAACCTTGATGTACTCGACGATGGTGCCCTGATTGTCGATGAAGACCTGCATGAAGTTGATGAAGGCCTCACCGATAGCCGTACCCATGGCTGGCATCCGCTCGATGAATCCGTCGACAGCGTCCAGGAATGTCTGAACACCTTCGGCGCCCGTGGTCGACAGGTTGGCGATGGCGTTCACCAGGTTGGCTATACCATCAGTGGCCAGGCCGACACCGTAGCCGATCATCAATATGGCGCCGCCCAGAGCGACCAATCCGATGGCAGCCCCCTCGGCGATGTATCCGATGACCACGAGCGCGCCCAGAGCCGCGGCCATAATTGCAATACCCTTGCCCGCGGTCTCCCAGTCCATCTCGCCCAGGGTACGCATGACCGGGACGAGCATGGCCAACGCCAGTACGGTGATCATGAGGCCCGCAGCACCGCCGAGACTTCCTCCACCCAGGCTCGAAATGCCGACTAGGATGCCCAGAGCCACGGCCATCATGGTGAGACCCTTGGCGTAAGTACCCCAGTCCATGGTGGCGAAACTCTCGATCTCCTTGGCCACGATCTTGAGCGTGACTGCGAGAACGAGAGCGGACAAGGCCCCTACGAGGTGCTTACCGCCGAGCCCCTCCTCTCCCTCGCCGAGCCTAGACACGGCCACGGCCAGAGATGTGAGACACAAATCCATGGCGATGATGCCCTTGATGGTATCGCCCCAGGACAACTCACCGATCTCGGTGAGGACCTTGGCGATCTGCCTCATGGTGAGGGCCAAGGCAAGGAACGCGAAGGCCGAGGCCTTCTTGATCTTGACGGTGCCCATCTGAGACATCATGCTCATCATCTTCATGATCAACCCGAGCGCGATAACGCCCTGAGCCAGGTCGGACACGCTCATCTCGCCCAGAGGTTTGACCGCCTGAGCGAGCAGCCAGACACCAATACCCAGGGGAACCGCCACGAGGGAGAAAGCGAGCAGATCTACATTGCTCTTTGTCGTGGTGTCGGCCATGGATATCATCATCTTCACGACTGCGTACAGTCCGATGACGCCCTTGAGGATGTCATCCCAGTCCATGGAGCCGATGTTACTCAGAGCCTTGCCGAGGAGTAGCGCTACCCCGGCCAATACGACCAGGGCCAGCATTCGCTTGGCCATGCCCTTCATGTCCTTGTTGTCGTTGGACTCGGACAGTTCGTCCTCGGCCTTCTTCAGCATGTTGAACATGAAATAAAGGGCGGAGCCGGCCATGATGATCTTGGTGGCCGGAATCTGAGCGACGACCCAGAGTGCACCCGCCAGAACGAGGACCGCAGCGGCGAGCAGGAGAATCGTGGTAGCCTTGACCTTGCTGGTCGTGGCCTCCATCGAGTCCTTGAACGCGTCAATGGTGTCCTTGACACTGCCGAGGATGCCCGCGAAGTTGGAACCGGCCTGCCCCCACTCCTTAAGGGTGGATATGACCTTGCGGGCCATGGCGATGAATGTGGCCAGGGCTCCGGCCTTCAGGATACTGTCGAATATGCCGGTGTAGTCCCCATTGTCGGCCATCTCCTTGAGCTCGCTGAACGCGCCCTTGAACGGCTCGATGAGGGCCTTGGCTGCGACCACGGCAACCTTACCGATGGCTCCGAGAACCTTGCCGATGCCCTGGATGAGCTTGACGAAGTTCTTCCAGCCGGCTGTGGCCTTGTCCTTGAGCTCGAGATTGGCGATGAAGTCCTTGGTGGTGCTCCAGCCGTACTTGACGGACTCGGCGTACTCCCCCATGAGAGTCTTCAGATCACTGAAGGCCTTCTTGAACGGCTCGACGTCGAAGTCGAAGTTCAGGGTCGCCAAATTCTTCAGGACGCCCCAGACCCCCGATCCAACGGACTTGAGAATACCGCCGATGGAGGACAACCAGGCGATATCCGGGCCGTTCTTCATCTGCTCGGCCCACTCGCTGAACTTGGTGGAGATCTCGTCGTAGAGCTCGGCCAGAGCCCGCATCTTAGGAGTCAACCAGTCCTCGACGACGACCGCCTGCTTGTTGATGCACTCGGTCAGCCAGTTGATGAAGCTGGTGAGCTTCTCGATCGCCGGAATAAGATGGTCGGCCAGGTGCTGCCCCCAGAAATACGACTTCTTGAAGGCGGACTCGAACAGGTCGACGATCTTGTTCTTGAGCTTGGTGAACTTGGACTCGTTCTCCTCGGCGGAGTCGCCCGCGTCATCCGTAGACTCGCCGACGATACCGAGCGCCTGACCAACCTCCTGGGCGCCCTGCTTGAGCTCCCGGAATGGACCGACAACGGCCTCCTTGATGCCTGAGCCTGCGGACTTCAACGCCTCCCACAGGGCGTCCCAGGCCTCCCTGAGTCGCCTGAGGCTGGGGGTGATCTCATCATGGAATCCCTCCGAGAAGTTCTCCCAGATGCGCTTGAGACCCTTACCCGTCCAGATGATGGCCTTGATAACGTTCTCAGCGACATTCAGGTTGTCATACCACTCCTGAATAGCCACGACGTGGTCCCTGAGCTGCCAGGACCAGTCCGCGGTGTGACCACGAAGACTGGAAATGAGAGCCCCAAGACCCTTGAGCGCTCCGCCGGCGATCCATGCCACGATCTTGCCGAAGTCCGACAGGACCATAACACCTATTTTGATGACTCGGAAGAACGCCTCGAAGTACATGCCGAGGGACTCGATGGTCGACTCGCTGGGGACCAGTTTGGCCATGAAGTTGGCGAAAGCCTCGGAGATACTGTACAGACCCTCGGCTGATGGACCGCTGAAGACCTGCGAGAACGCCTGACCGATGCGCTGGAGCGGCTCCCACATGGCGTGGAACAGGGAGGCGAGCCCCTCGAGGACCTTCTCCCTACCGCCGAGGTCCGCCCATCCCTGGAGAAGAGCGTTCCTGGCGTTGCCCATCTGGGTGATGATACCGCTCGGGCCGGTGAGGAATGCTCCCACCTGAGTCCACAGGGCCTTGGCCTGCTCGAAGTCACCGAAGATGATTCGGAACGACTGGCCCCAGGACGAACCGAGCTCCTCGCCGATGACGCCCATCAGCTGGGAGAAGGTCTTGATGTCCTGAGCCGCAGACATACCGGTCCTGGCCAGTTCCTGGATCTGAGCGATCTGTTCCTCGGTATACCCCATTGACGCAAGTTGCTCGTCGGAGTACTCTCCCGCCATCTGCTTGAGAGTCTCCATCATGATCTCCTGGGTCAGCCACCCCTCCTGTAGGGAGAGCCTGAACGACCCATCCTTGGCGATCATCTCGTCGACGCTCTTGCCGTGGATCTTGGCGGTCTGGATAAGCTGGTCCTGGAACTGCTTGGTGGCGATACCCGCGTTCTCCAGGGACATCCAGTCCTGAAGCTTGACCGTACCAGCGGCCATGGCCTGCGAAAGCTGGTACATTGCCCTCGAGGTGGCCTCGGAGTTTGCTCCAGCCACGGCGGCCCAGTTCGCCAGACCCTTGATCGATGCGACCGAGTCGTCCAGACCGATACCGGCAGCGGTGAACTTACCGATATTGGATGTCATCTCACCGAAGTTGTAGATGGTCTGGTCCGCGTAGGTGTTCAACTGGTCCAGAGCCGCGTTAACGGTCTGAATCGTCTCGCCCTTCTGGGCAGTGTTAGCGAGAATGGTCTGAACGGAGTTGAGCTGGAGCTCGTACTCCTTCATACCGTCGATAAGCGGCTGAACGGTGAAACTCGAGAGCATCGAGGAGCCGATCTCGGTGATCTTGCCGCCGATGCTGGCGAGTGCGCCGAACGCGATCGACTGAAGAGCCGAGAATCTGCTCGTAGTCTCGGCGACACCAGCCTGGGCCTCCGAGAAATTAAGGTTCTTGGCGGCTGCGGAGACCTGATTGATCCCCTCGACACCGCCACGAAATGCCAGTCCCTCCTCGAGCTTCTTGACTCCGTTGAGGGAATCCTGAACCCCGTTCATGAACTGGCCGTTGTTGAACTTGAGCGAGACCACCCGCTCCTCGATGGACGCCACTAGCCTCTCACCGCACTTTCAAGCTGTTTGACGATGCTGTCGAATATAGGCCTGAGCGCCGGATTTATATAATCCACGCCCTGGACATAGCCACCGGTTCTGGTGCCATGCCCGTACTGCAATATGACTGCGATCGGGACACCCTGCTCCACGTGGGAGTTGTTCCAGACCAATGAGACTCTGTTGGCGCTCCGCTTGATCTCGTAGGACCAGCTGGATGCGGTGTAACCGGACCTGACCGGAGTAGCAGCGGCTAGTGCAGCTACCCCGGCCTGTCCACAATCATCGAGGAAATCGAAGAAGCGGCCCTCCTTGAGTCTCTCGAGCCACTTCCCCGTGTCCATCCTCGAATCGATCTCCAGCGTGAACGCTGGACTCATGCGGCCCTCTCACAGGAAGCCGCGATACCGGCCACGATGGCTCCCATGGCCCCTCGGGACCATCCGACCTTGAGGTTGTCGAGCGTGGCGGGAATATGCGCAACGGTGGGAAGCCCGGAGGCCTTGATCGGGTCCCAGGTAGTCTGGGGCGCATCGAACTCCATGGACAGAATATCGCAGACGTTTCCTTTGAGGAAGTCGGTATACGCAGTCTTGCCGATGTCCGAGTTGTAGGCGTACCCCCAGGTCTTGAAACCGCGGGCTCGAACCATGTCGAACATCCACTTGGAGTCGAAGTACGCCTTGATGATGACCTTCCGCTCCATGCCCTTGAACATGTCGCAGACCTCTCGCCACAATCCCATCTTATACTTCGGATCGAAGACGATGACGTGGGTGGAGCTGTACTTCTCGATCACCCAGTCCAGTTTGGCGGGCATGTACTGCGTCTTCGACGCCTCGGCCTTGATCTCGGCCCAGGTGTACTCGTCAGCCTTCTTGGTCAGCGCGGGAACGAGGCGACTCATGCTCTGGTCGTGGCAGCCGAACCAGACTCCGTCCTTGCTACGAGCCGCTGAGAACTCCAGCGCGTGTGCGTGGTAGTCTACAGCCTGGGTGTAGGCGACCTCGGTGTGCTCAGGCCAGGACAGGGATCCGCCCCGATGGGCCACGATGAAATGCGGAATCTTGAAGAGCTCCGTGATCGTCTTGGCTCCCTCGGGAATCGCCCTCATAGTGAGCGTCCCGATCTCCTTGACCCCGTCCCAGACGACAACGCCGATCTTGGAGCCGTCGGCCAAAGTCGGATCGAGCGAGTCGTTCTGCTTCTTGAGCCTGACGTCGACGCCGAAGCGAACCTTGATGCCGTTATCGGAGGGTGGGGCGTATGCGGACTGCGCATATCCGACGACAATCGAGGACCAGGACTTGTCGGTGGCTTTGCCCCAGTTCCCGTTCGTCATGGATTCGACGTTGGCGGGGAATGCGCCAACCGCAGCGGTGTTCACATCATGCTGTACGAACCCGGTGATCTGCGGAAATGGCCCATTCTGCCAACCGGTCGATTCCTTCTCCGGCATCCTCGGAACGAGTTGCTCGACCTTGGTGCTGTCGAGAACAATAAGGACTGCGCAGCACCTGGCGGCGTAGGTTGCGTTCTTGGACTTCCACGCCACATTCTGGGTGTCGGCGGGATTGGCAACCATTTTGACGGCCACGGTACAAGACCGAATGTCCTCGTTGGCGGCGTACTTCCCGGTCCACCCATCGGGCGTGCAGTCCTGCATGTGGTTGAGCTGACCGCCCACGATGAGCAGTGCCCAGTCCCCGGCAACCGACGGAACGCTCAGTTTCTCGTCCGGATTCTTGGAGACTGCGATACCCTTCATGGGAGACGCCATGTTCAGACCTTTCGAACGATAACTGTGTTGGGCGGAGTGCCTGCGGGAACCTGCTCCTCACGACCGAGGATCATGACGTTCCCGTTGCCCCCGCCTCCGCCGCCAGCGGGACGGTTGCTCTTGATGGTGACGTCAACGATGTCATCCTCGGAGAGCTTGACTGTCTTCGTGGCGGGCCAGCCCTGGTCATCCAGAAAGAGGCGAGCGTTGGTGTTGCGGAAGAACCACACCATGCCTTCGATCTTACCGTTCTCACCCGCGGTGTCGACGTAAGTCGGACCGTCATCAGGATCAACGGTGAGAGTGGCGAACGGCGGGATGTCGCCCTTCACATGACAGTAAGGCATGACGACCTCACTTGCTCTCGCCGAGCTTGTCCTTGATCTCGTCGAGAGACTTCTGGAGCTTGTCCTGCTTGTAGGAGATATCCTTCAGCCAGCCGACGAGCGGACCGTCGAAACGACGACCAGCGATACCAGCACCGGTCTGATCGGAGATCTCGACGAGACGATCCTTCATCTCAGCGAGAAGATCGGTGGCATATGACACTTCGAGTTCCTCTCCGCCGTCGCTCGAGCCCTGGCTCGGACGGCCTTTGTTGTACCAGTAGCGGCATGCCTCGGAGAACGGAATGCCGTAAGCCTCATAGGCCCCGTCTGCGGACCCAGAGTTGTATCGAGAACCGACTCGCTTGAGGTCCTCGTAGGAATCGCCCTCGGACTGGATGAGTCCCTTGAGGATGGCGCAGCCGACCTCGGAGGACTTCTGCGGATCCCACCACTCCCTGTTCGGGTCGTTGATGAAATACCCGTTGTAGGTGACCTGGAGCGGACCGACGCCGTTCGAGGTGCCCCACTCGGAGACGATGGGCCAGAAGTAGTTGAGGAAGTTGTCCTTCGTCACCTCGCCCCATCCAGAGCAGGCGCCTCCGGCGTCGTGGCCGTAAGTATTGGCTCCGGCCTCGCCGGTCTCCATCTTGAGTGCACCGAGGGCTGCCCACCAAGGACAACCGACGGCGTCAGCCGCACGAAGAACCGCATCCTGGATAGAAGTGGCCGCACCGTTCTCCTCGCGGTGGGACGGGGCGCTGGAGCCGTGGTTATCCCGCCTGCGAAGACAGTGTGTCCAGGCGGCGGCCTGAGTATACGGATGCAGGCTGTACTCGATCGAGCGGACTTCGCTACCGGTCTGGTCGCCGAGGTATCCATCGATCGAACCGTCCTCGGCGATCCATGCCTCGGACAGGATTGTTGGACTGAGTCCTGTGACCATAGCGACATGCCCGCGACCGCCCGAGGCCTCCTCAGACAGGACGATGTCTCCGATCTCGAACCCGCCATCGGGCTCGTTGCCAGTCCACTGGTCAGAGATGTCGGCAAAATTGCGCTGTGCGCACTCGTCCCGCATCGATCCCGTCCAGGTCGACCGGGGGAAATAACCGGCGGTGAATGGCTCGCCCCACTCATGGTGGGCTGCGAGATTGTAGCAGCCGGCGACGAGGGCCGAGCAGTCTGCGTTAGCGGGAGACTGAACAAGCCAGCCGTCCCAATCGGACTGATCGTAGAAAGTCCAGCGGTCCGGCTGAGAGTAACCGACATCCGCGACGTCGGCGTAGTACCTGGCGCAGGATGCTGCGTATTGAGATACAGTCATTTTGACCTTTTCAGCCGTTGGAGTTCTCGATAGGAGCGAAGAGTACTGGGATGATCCGAGCGCCGTTGGCCTTGAGCTGCGCACGAACACGCGGAGGCGTCGTAGCATCTCCAGGCCAGATCTCGATGACGGATCCGTCATCCGTGTAGTCGTCCTTGGTAAGAACAAATGTAGTCCGGCTTCGAACCTGGATCTCCTTGGGGAGATCGACAACCTTGACATCCCTGGTTCCGCTGAGGTCCTGAATCTGCCAGTCGCTATTGCGCTTGACGTACACCTGGCCCGCCATGACACGGTAGACGTAGGCGTTGTTGTCGGGACACTTGATCCAGCCGGTGTCGAACGTGCCGTAGCCGGACCCGGCTCGGGAGTTGAACCACACGACCTTGTCGGGCATGGACTCCTTGAGGTCGATGAGCTTCTGGTCGGAAGTGCCGTCGCGTCGGACGACCTTGAGGAGGGCTTTCGAACCCGCGTAGAATGCGACGTCCAACTCGAAGTTCGGGTTGGACCCAAGAGTGACGGAGGCGTCGGTGACTCCGTTAGTGGGAGAGATGTAAACCGTGCTGTACGGACTGGACTCGCCGCGCACAGTGGTGTGAAGCAGAGGAGTTACGCCAGGCATACTAACCTCGTGAGTGGTACTTGGCCCGTCTCGCCGCGTTCAGAGCCTGATTCTGTCGAAGCGTGGCGGCGGTCGACATCTTCTTATCGGGTTGGTTCTTCGCGTTGCACACTCGTATGAGTGTGAGTAGTCTGTTGATGTGCCAGTACTGGCACTCGAACGGGATCTGTAGAGCCACCATCCAGTAGTAGACGAGCTCTGACGTGACTACCCCTCGATCGGGGCTGGATCCCTCGGTCTCGACGAATGTCGTGGCCGTCATCTTGTTCTCGATGTATTCCTTGATGGCCTGGATGTTCTCGAGAGTCAAGTGCGAGTAGGCGACGGGGTCGATCTCGTTCAGGGTCATGCACTTGACGTAGTCCAGGACCTGGTCAGGGGTGAGTTTCTCGTTGCCGAGGTATGGAACATGCCACTTGGACTCCCATTTTGACAGAGCGACGAGACTGTGCTCCAGCTCGAGGTCGCCCTCGAAACCATTGACGAACTCGTTGCGATCCTCGTCGTAGAGCTCATCCCCGACGACATGAATCGTCAGCATTCGTTCCTCCCTGGAAGTCACCACGGACCCCGGAGCGGATCACGGGGTCCGTGGGAGTCATCAGACCGCGGCCTTGACGGCGGCGATGACCTCGTCAGGGGTCGGGAGCTTGGAGTCGGTAGCGCCGTCGCCCCAGATCAGCTTCTCAATGGCGGTCATGCCCTTGTTGCCGACGACCGTGGAGTCGAGGGTGACGACACAGGTGGGCTTGTGGCCGGTCACGTTGACCGGGGTGCCTTTGAAGGACCAGGAGAAGGTGATCGCCTCGGGCGAGTCATTCACCGTGGCGTAGGAGCGCTCAGAAGGAGAGGCGTTCAGGCCGTAGAGCAGGTGAAGCTTGTAGCCGTAGTTGTTCTTCTTCTGGTCGTTAC